CAGCTTCGCTTTTTTGGACATCAGATAACTCACTAATAGGTAGATTGTAACAATCGGCTTTGAATGTAAAACCGTTTGCGGGGTCAATGTCGCCCCGTTTGTACTTTGTTGCCTTTGTGTAGAAATCTTGTTTTGGTATGGAACCTAATATCCACGCACGAGATGTGTCAGTAAGAATACGAACAAAAACGTAACTGTCACAGTTTTGGTTGGTCCCGTGTGCAGCCACCGAACAATCGTAGTGTGGAAAGGGACGGGTGTTGCAGCGTTTTGTTTTCACGTCAATACGCTCCCCGTCCCTCACTAAATCGTAGTCGTAGGTGTTAGACTCATTAGCACCCATTGCATCGGCTACAATGATCTCGCCTATCGCACCCACGACATGACTCAAGCTACCAGTGATGCTGCCCTGTAGATTACCTACAGTGGCGGCTTTCTTTTTGGCGCGACTAATTATACTAGGAGTTATCTTGACTTGTATCATCTGTCTCTTTTATGGACCTAACAAGAGTGTCTCTGAACACATTCAGTGCTGCTTGTGACTGCTCTATCTTCATGTTTAAGCTGCGTATGTTATTTGTTACATCTTGTACTTGCATAAGTAGATATCGCTGATTGTCATCCAAATCATCAAGCGAGTATTCTTTGTCGTCAATGTTGATTACAGATTCTTTACTGTCTGCCATTCTCTTTGTCCTTTATCTTCTTCCACTCTTCAGTTTGTTCCGACTTGCGTGGCGGATTGTAGATAATATAGTCTACTCCCCGCTTCCACACAAGTGGTTTGTTTTGTTTAGGCGGCATTAAGGTCTACCACTTCACACACAACAGCGGCTGCGTTCATCTGTTAAGAAACCTTCGCTTTGTTAACATAAAATTGGCGGGGCGGCGGGATTTGAACCCGCACACTTCTGAACGTATACAGATACTCTAGCCATTTAAGTTACACCCCTACATCTTATACGCTACAACTGATAAGTAGAATTTACACGTTGTGACGTATTTTACGCTGCATTCAAGTCAACGACTTCACACACCCCGGCAGTACATGCCAACTCCCGTGAGCCAGTAGTCGTGTCTTCCTTTTCAAAGTCCTGCAGCCGTGACCAATCAATGTTGACGTATGACATACGGTCTTTCCATTCCAGATATTCATCAGGCTCTATGTCTTGATATGGTGCCTGTTGATATGTGTGATCAGAGAACGGAAGGAACGACACGCCAGATGCCACGTCAAAGTTGTCGTACACCCACGCACCAACTTCCATCCACTCGTCTTCTTTGACAGTGACAGTGATAGACGGTTTGTGTTCACACCAGTGCAGAGCGTATGTTTTCCACAGTTCTAGCTGCTCAACAGCAGTAGTTTCTGTACGAGTGACAGCACCATCCGGTGACTTCATCGGAAAAGAAAACACAACAGTTGAGTCTGGCTTCATCACACAACGCTCTGCAGGTACGCCAGAGTCCATCAAAAACTGTGTAAGTGGGTCTTTGTTGTCTCCGCGCACAGTACGCACGTAGTGATCGTTGTGACGGGCATGGATGCCGCTGGCTGCATCAACAAGCTGCGACACGGTTCCGCTAGGCTTTACACACGTGATGGCGGAAGACACAGGTATACCAAACATCTCTGCATACTCTTTGTTTGTGTCCACTGCTTCTTGTTTCATCTCCTCAAGCCAACGCTTGCTATCCACGTTTTTGGACAGGACGGAGTGATCCATGATGCCAGTCAGTGACACACCAAGTAGACGTTCTTCTTCTGTGTTGTCCTTCCACACTTTACGCAGGTATTTGAAATCAGTGAGTGTGGACTGCATGGTTCCCAAGATGGTTGCCAAGCGTACCTTGCGCTTCAAAGTCTTGAGAGTGTCAGACTCGCGCACCACCACCTCTGACAAATTACAGAACTGGTATGGACGTAGGATGATCTCGCTGCAGGGGTTTGTTCCCCACATGTGACCCTGCTCACGGCGTCCGTTGCGGCCCACCTGTATGTCTGCAGCTTGGCGGTTAAAGATACCACGCTCACCNGACTTAGATTCGTACAGNGACACCCACTCACGCATNAAGGTACCCATCTCTGGCTTACCCTTGTACGCTACAGAGTTGTTAGCTAGGGCACGTTGGCCCTCGTTCTCCCACCACATACCGGACTTGGCGTGTGCCATTTGATCGTCGTTTAAATTAGACAGGCTGATCAGGGCAGAGCGACGTACACCACCCACCACGACAATCTCTCCTACTTTGCACATAAGATCGTGACACTCNATCGGAAACAGCTTGCGTCCGTGTGCCTTTTTGAATGTCTCAATGGTAAAGTTGAACAAGTCGAGCAGGGGCTGCGGACCAGACGCACGGCCACCCATAGTCTTGAGGCGTTCACCTGCAGCACGTACGGCAGACGTGTCTATCTCCGGTATTTGTCCAGCGTAAAGCAGGGCTATCAACTCGCGGTATGCTTTTGCCCACCCCGGCTTGCTGTCCCCCACTTTGATTACAGTGTCAGACTCGTGGAAGTTGTCTGAAATAACAGGCAGCTTTTCTACGTTCTCTCGTTCAACAGAGAAGCCCACGCCTGTGCCACACATAAGAATGTACATACACTCATCAAACGAACGAGGGCTGTCTACAGGGATGTAACTACAGTTGTAGCCGCTGATGTTGTCACGTGCCAACGCTGGCCCAGAAGTCATCATAGCCCGCATAGACGGCATCACCTCAAGATTGAGGATGGCCTCACGCAAGTCCTCTACGTCTGCAGCGGGCAAGTCGTAGTTGCACTTGCCTTTGACTTGATTGACCATAAAGTTAACATACCGATCAACTGTCTCATCAAAGTTCTCACGGCGTCCCTCGTCTTCTAGCCAACGAGCATAGCGAGACTTGTGGATGAATTCTTGGTAGGGTGTGGGTAGTAGATTATTCATTGTCTTGTCCTTCTTTTTCTTTTACTAATCTGTTGAGGTAGAACTGGGCTTTCTTGAGGTCTTCAAGCCCGTTTTTGTATCTGTATCTCCAGAGATACTTGAGGATGTTTCCTTGCAGGTAGTGTTCGAAGCCGTCGCCTGTCGCCGCCGCGATTGCATCAAGGCATTCGATACCTGCTTGATTGTAGTGTGGCGGGTGATTGACGTTATCATTGGCTTGCCCTGCTTTCTTCATATATTCTTCATGTCTCATCGGTCATCTCCGTCACCGCCTATTGTACCCATAGCCTTACGGGCTTGCAGCTTGTACACGTTCATCTCTGCAATTTGCTGTAACGAGTATCCTAAGTCATCTGCAAGAACGGCGCAATACCAAAGTACGTCACCCAGTTCTTTTGCAATTTGATGGTAATACTCCGCATCATTACGTCCGTCACGAATGGTCTTCTTCACCTTGTCAGCAACTTCACCGGCCTCTCCCGCTAGACCCAACGCAGGATAAACTATCTTGGAGTTCTCAGGGTATATGGCGGTTTCTTTTGCTTGCCGCTGATAGTTGTTCAAGTTCCAGTTGTTTTTAATCATTGCACTTTACCAAAGTCTATCTTGACTATGTTGGTTCCTTCTTCATGCTTTACTGTTGGGCCGTCGTCATCTTTAGTCAGACTTTCCTTGACATGATCAAACGCCAGCCGTGCCATACCTGCTTGCATTACTCGCTCAAAGTCAGACTCAAGCAACTCCATGACGCCGTTGATTACAACCGTACCAGCCTCGTAAAACTCTTCGTCTTCTTCGGCAGTGGTATCGTACGCAGAGATAGAAAAGCTTTCTTCATCCACCTTACGCAAGATAACATACCATCTATCGGGCAGCAGACTCGCCCGTTCAAAATCACCCTCATCAATCGCCATTCTTCAACCACTCCTCTGGTATGCTACCTTCAGCCCATCTGAAATTGTAGCGTTCAGCCCACCTAGCATACGTGGTTTTGCTGCCTCTGTAAATCTTGTTTTGTGCGTTTTGGAAAACAAACCGTATGTCTAGATCAGGATGCTGTTCTTTGATTAGCTGCATCTTGACACGATCTGATTTGTCTAGGTACCCTTTTGCCTCAATAAAAATATCCTGCTCTACAAGGTAGAAGTCAGGAGTGTATGTGCGAGGCTTTGGTACGTACGTTAGTTTGACGTTTTCATACTCGTAGGGCACTGCCTTGTTACCTAACGAGCGGGCTATGCCCAGTTCAAAGTTTGAACGGAAGCCCGCCTTACTAGCGGAACTCCGTTTCATATTTGCATTCCTATTGATCCCATTCTTTTTATCACGTACCCTGCCACTTTTGGGGAAAGTTTTTCTACTGTGGTGAGTTCGTTTGTCAAACGGTTCAGTGGTACGCATACAATAACTCCAGATTGAGACAATCTTCCTATCTTCTGTAGTTCAGATTCAACGGTAGTTATATCACGCTTCTCTGTGTTGGAAGATAGGTCACCCATGTTGGAGTAATTATCTCGCAACGTCAGCGGAAGCCCTCGTTCGTTTTGTCGTAGGTACACTATTTTACGCTCACCACCACCGCCCCTGTGGGCTTCAACGTATATGTGGTGGAGTTCTTTGTTCATCTCCATCAACTCAACTTCGTAGTCACGCACAAACAAGTACGGCATATCACAGTTCCTTTGTTTTGAGGCGTGTGTACCAGACTTGTGGTGGAGACTTGGCTTGGGATGTTACACGGGCGTGTAGTTGTGCGTCGGGCCAGCAGTGCTGCCGGTATCCACACAGGTTGCACTCTTTTGCTAACACCTTGTTTCCAGTACGCAAAGTCTCACCCTTGCGTCTGTACGTTTCAAACTCNTCNGAGTACGGCCTGAATGGCTCTACCTTTGGGTCTGTCAAAAACTTGACACGCTCTTCTGCATCCGCCAAATATTTGGCACGGTCCTCGTCTTGCCAGTCAGGAGCCTCAACCACGGCTACCTCACCACTAGACTTGTTGACTACAATCCACCCACCAAACGGCATACCAGTGGCGGCAGAGTACAAGTANCCCTGCATCACGTAGCCAAACGGATCGTCTTCTTTTAATCCATCGTAGCCACCGAACCCAGTGAATTTGTTTTTGAATGCCCAGTCGCTTGCAGACTTGATGTCCCACACTTTCTCTGTGCCGGTTTCATCNCGTATGATTACGTCAAGCGTTCCCTTGATAGTATGTCCACCCAGCTTGAGTTCAACCTCTCGCTGAGAGTCCACGATGTCCACACCGGCTTCTTTCATCACCAGCATGAGTATGGCTTCCGTTATATCCCCAAACAAAAAACGAAACAGTGTGTTGTACTGCATCGACTCTTTGATGCCGTGCTTGTCTAGCACCTGCTGACACAGGGGCCGTCCCAAACCAGACATACGGATACGGTACTCACCACGCTTGTCGGTAAGCTGCCGCTCCACAGAATACTTTGTGTCGTTTACAAATTCNGAAAGACCTGCGGGGGAAACGCTAGTCTCCCCCCGCAAAGCCTTAGACATATAGTCTTGAATGTTAAGCAGCGTCAGCATCAGCAAAGTCTGCCGCCAGATCAATGTCTGCATCATCTGACATAAGTTTCAATGCTTCACGATGTCCGTTCATAACATTTTCGTTGTGACCCTTGACCGTTTCCGCAAAGGTGCCCATCAACTCTTTGTCCGCATCTGTGATAGGCACAGTGCTTTCAAAGGTTGGCATAGGCGTCCAGTACGTCACGCTGCCCTTCTTTTGCTTGTTTGTACGCAGAAGGATAGATGTCTGTGCCATCAACTTGTTCTGCTTCGTCAAACCCTGAATGAAGTCAGAGATTGGTTTGAAACCAGAACGCTTGAAGTATGCAATNACAGGCTCGTCTGAGACAATACAAGGAGTTCCGTCCGCCTCAGTGAATTCACCACTGATACGTCCGTAGATTACCTGATTACATACCACCGCACGGGAGGTTAGATAACGATGGTCATCCTTATCTAGTGCGTCTTCTTCGTCACGAGTCAGACGACCACACTTGTTGCCGCCCTGCGTGTCGGGGAACATTCCCCCAAAGGATGTCTTCTGTACTGACTTNCAGGAGAATCCACCCTTGCCTTCGTTTGCCTCTGCATCCCACATACTGTACTCGTAGGTACGCAGCAGCGCACGTAGCTTTACCTCTTTTGCAAAGATAAAGCGTCCGTCAAGATACATCTTCCAGTCACCCCGTGTGAGGTTGTGACCATCGTCTGTCTCTTGATCGTAGTTAATATTAAGACGAGGCAGTCCTACCTTCTCTGTCACGGCACCGCCCTGACCAGTAAGCTTCATCATCTCCTCGACGTTATCGCTAGACATTGCTGCCACGATGCTATCAAGATCGTTGTCCATTTCCATTAGTTCGTTCCCAAGCATGATCCGTAAATCTCCTTTGCATTTAGGGTTAGTGAATTGATACTACTACTCTACGACAGTTAAGTCAAGCCAATTATCGCCGCTTTTTATCTCAATTTCGACAGGCATATCATAAGTTACACCGTATCTGCGTTTTGTTTCTTCAGGTAACGACAGCATTGCTTCGCGCATCAGCCTGATACAAATGTTAAATTCATCAGGGTGACAGTCCAACACAATAGAGTCGTGTACCGTATTNCANATGACAGANTGCAGTTCGTTTTCTTGAAATAATTTGTCCAAACGTACCAGTGCAGCGGGCAACAGGTCAGCCGTTGCAAAGCCCTGCACAGGATAGTTACAGATGTTTGTACGGTGTGTCGCTGTGCCGTACTTTGTCCACCGCGCATCGGGGAACGCATACTGTCTTCCAGACGGTAACGTCACTACACGCTTTTCAACGGCCTCTCGCTGGAGGTCTTCATGCCAGAGGGCTACCCCACCATATTTCTCTTTGAACGCCCTGTAGTAGCGTTGTTGGGCCTCTGTGCCCGTAGTGCCACCGTACAGGGGCTTAAAGGTGTGTGCCTTTGCCTCTTGTCGTGAACAGCCAATTACGCTGGCAGTGTAGCTGTGTACGTCTGTGCCAGCCTCTACGTCAGCATACGCCTGATCGTCGTGGGCTAAGAATCCTGCGACTCTGAATTCCAACTGCGAGTAGTCACCCTCCACAATCTTACCCTGCGGGAAACGACTCTCCACAACCTTCCGTATTTCAAACGTGTTACCTCGTGGCATATTCTGAAAGTTAGGATTGCGAGACGAAAGGCGACCCGTCGCCGTAACACACTGCATGAATTCCGGATGTATGAAACCATGATCGTCAACATTGTTTTTCATTCCCTCTACAAACGTACCAAGATACATACGCAGTGCGTTGTACCGCACGTACGCAGATGCAAACTCACGGGCTGGACCCGACAGTTCTAGTTCGCGTTCAGCCAACGTGTCTTTGTCTGTTTTGAATCCAGCAGACGCCACGTCACGCACGTTGCGTGGCACCATCTTGAACCCAGCCACCTCACCGGTAGACCGATAGATCACGCCTTTGCCGCTGCACTGCTTACAAACACGCAACGCTTTGCTTGGTGTGCCATCTTTACGTACGGGACGCACACGGCCTGTACCGACACACGCAAGACACTGCTCACCCCGTGTTTTGAACACCACGTCTGTGTTGTTTCGCACAGCAATACGAAAGTCTTTGGCGGACATACGAGTGCGTTGCTTTGGTTTCATTGTGGCACCACGCTGCTCCATGCCCAAGTTAAACATGGATGCCCAAGACTTTTTGTCTTTTACTTTGCGTGAATACAGAAGCATTGACCTGTCATCGGGACTGGTCAGGCTGATGGGTGTGTCCCCCATAGCTGCACGGGCCATGTCGTTGAGACGCAACTCCAACGCATCAAACTCATCTTGGTACAGCTTTTCGATTTCGTCCAGTGTGTCTAGGTTGACACGCAGCCCGTTGCGTTCGATGCGGGCTAGTGTGTCAGTCATCTCAAGCGACAGACGCAATGTCGGTAGTAGATCGTTCATTGTATAGTTCCTCAAATGTAGTGCCAAAGGCTTCAAGTTGTTTGAGAGCAATCTGCTCTGTAGCTGCAACGTCAGCTATGCCGTACTCTTTTACTATCTCCCACGGTATTTCGAAAAAGGTTTTTCCCGCCGCCATAAACGGCTCAACGAGGTCTTTCTCTTTTTGCACCGTGTCATACTTCTTTGCAAGAGCAGCAAGTCCAAGAGGCCATCGCCGCGCTTTCGATAGAACATACTCTGCAACCATAGTATCATAGATGTCTCCTGTGTATCTGAATCCGCAGTCGCGTATCCACGATAAATCAAACTTGATGTTTTGTCCCACAACTACATCGGCATAGTCAAGAGACGTTTGAAAGTCCTCTGCCGCGCTGTGTGTGGGCGGCTCAGTCTCGTGATAGTAACAGTCGTAGAACACCTGCTCCTCATCCAGCCACTTGTAACCTATTGAAACCAAACGATTACCAAAGTACGGCAGGGCAGTGGTGCCACCGGACGGCTTGTGTGTGTGGGTTGTCTCCACGTCAAACGTCAGTACGTTCACTCCATGTCCTCCCATCGTTTCTTTGCAAAGTAACGAGCCAGCGTGGCTACTTGATCCGAACGTAATTGTGGATACTTTGTTTCAAGACGACGATACTCCTCATCGTACAGGTTTTCAAGTATCTCTTCGTTTTGGTGGTTGCTCATGTCGGCTCCCGTCCAACACACGTTCTCTGTGTGTTTTGATGCAGTGGCAGTTTGCACATAAAACATCGCATTTTCTTATCTCCTCTATCAGCGTTTTGATTGCATACTCTAGCATGTGCGCTATTGATTTCTTTTTAGTCTTTGGGTCTCTGTGATCAAAGTGCATGGCTACGGGGTCTTTATTGTAGCCACACACAGAACACCCCTTCTTGATCTTGTACATACTTATCCAATGTCTACGTCTGTATTTCTTGTACCTGTCCGTAGTCATCAGTAGTACACCCCTCTGTGTATATCTATCTGCGTGTTGATTGTACCGTGCCACCCGTTGAGTTTGTTTTTGGATATACAAACATGACGCACGATGTTGTCAACGTCACTGGCACCCGTCTTACCTATGCCAATGATGATGTCAGCCTCACCGGCCTTGCCGGTCTTAGAGTTGTCCATCATTGAGTAGTCAATAAATTGACGGTCATGTGCATCGTTGCTTGCTTGGCTAACAGCCCACACAAGCAAGTCGTTTCGCTTGGCTATCTCACGGGCAAGAACGTACGTCTCTTTAAGCCGCTCATCTCCACGATTGTATTCACCGTTGACACGAAACTTGTCTAGCTGATCCATGAACATGATATCAGGATTGTTTAGCTTGGCGTATTCATTGGCCTCTTCCATAGAAGTTCCAACAGAGTCCATGACGGTTAGGTAAGGTGCGACCTCTGCGTTGTACCGTGATGCAAGAGATTCGCGCTGTTCTACCATCTCATCCCGCTTCAAAGCAAAGTATGACTGTATGATACGTAATTTTATTTTTTCTGCCGGTTCTTCGTTTGCCCAGTAGGTAACTTTGAATCCTTGTCTGATGTACGATGCNGCGAGAAAGCANCAAAAGGTTGTTTTACCTACCTCCGGACGAGCAAACAGGATGCCTAAATTACCTCTGTCCAAACCGTCAATACGCTCATTTATCAAATCAAACTCAAAGGGAAAATCTTTGGGTCCAGTGTGGCTGTCTAGCAGTTCCGATATGTCTGCCTCTACCTTTGTGTAGGTAGTCTTGTCAGATATGCGCCCATCCTCAACCGCCTCTATCAGCGTACGTAACTCACCAAACTCTTCGCTTTCTCCGGTGAATATCTCAATGGCCTTTTCGCCAATGATACGCGCACGGTCCCGTAACCAGAAGTTACGCACCATGTCCAAGTGCATCTCTGTGTTCTCAGGATTGCCCCGATCAAGCGTCAAGATTAGTTCTTGTGCCTTTTCCCGTGTTGAGTCGGGCATGGCAGGATTGCGGTCATTGAACATGACTGCCAACTCACCTATCGTGATGTCCTTTGCGTATTCAGTGTGAGAGTGAAAAATCACGTCAAACACATCGCGCATTTCCTTCGTGAACATATCACGCCCAATGATATCGGCTACCTTTGAGAAAAAATCTGTACTCAAACAAAAGCCAAGTATCTGTTTATCTATCTGTGTAGGATCGTATGAAGTCATCCCGTTCGTCCTTTTTCATGTTTTTCAAGTCGTGTTTTAGTATTATCATCTTTGTCGGCGCGATACCCCGTAGAGTGCGAACCATGTCGATAGCTTTGTCAGTCGCATCTTTGTCCAACGCCACAAAAAAGTTCGGGTAATTAGACAGTGTGTCAAGATGCTGTGGCAGCAGATTAGTGCCCATCAGTGCCACTCCGGTAACAATGTTGCTAATTGCACACGCACTCGCGCAATCTTCTACAATAACAGCAGCACTATGATGTCCACAGATGAAAGGGTGCTGGCTAGTGCCGTAACGATACCACTTAGGATTTCTACCATCTAGCGATCTCCCCGCCGCATCTACAACTCTGTTGCCGTCTTTTACAAGGTAGACGGCCCTGTTACGCTTGAAGTCATAGCGTATGTCCACTCGACCTGCAAGGTACGCATCATATGCTTGCACACGCTTTACATAAAGTTCAGCGTTTAAGTTACGAGAAAGACTGACAAACGTGTCGGGCATTTCAAAAGACTGTTGGGCTGCAGCAGGTGGCAGTTCCTTGCGCTTGCTAAACATTTTTGATGCGTGATCTTTTGTCAGCGTGATACCCGTGCGACCAGACACGTTGCAGTCTGCGTGAAAACAATACCACAGCCGTTGCAATCCGTCATCGGATACGCTAAATGTGTTTTTCTTGCCGCAGACAGGACAGTCAGACCGGTACTGCGTCAGTGCGGGAAAGTCTAGCGACTCAACATATCCTGTCAGCCAAGCTGGTGATCTCATCGTTGTGTTCCTCTTTGTTTGTCAAAGACAGTGACACAAGGACTAACCGACATGGTAAATCTTGTCAACAACAAAAAAACTTGTTGACGGCTGTTGACAAATCAGCTACACACAAAGAACAACACCCTATAGGGAAACCCCTGTTATGAAAAAGATCAATAAAATTAACCCTATAGCTAAACTGTTACCAAAGTTTGGTAAACAAGTAATACCAGACAAACGTAACAAACTAAAAGACAAACAAGCTAAAAAGGACATACGTGATGGCAAGACCAGCGAAGATAGATGAACCATCAAAAACATACAGTCTGTTAATGTCAGTCAAACAGTATGACAGACTAGCTGAACACTCTGAACGTCTGCAAAAGAAATCAAGGGAACAGTTAGCTGTGTCTGATTTGATGAGAGAAGCTATCGACATTTACTTGGAGGCACTTGACGATGAAATGGATTCTGATATTTCTGATGATCAGTGATGGTGAGATAACTGTAGACGTGATAGACAAATACAATCACATGGCTGAGTGTTACTACGAGAAGACCATCCGTGACTGGGATGCTGTCACCCCAAACGAAAAGCTGGTTTGTTTTCCCATAGGAGTGCGTGATGAAAAATAACCTGAAGACCAAGCCTCTTGAGATAGAGATTGTCAACCGGTGGCGGTGGGAGGTTGTTGCTCCAGTGTCGTCCGTCCGTATTGGAGAGACAAGCCGTGATCTTGTCAAACGCAAACAACGTGTGGACTATCTACGCCTTGTCACTGTCTTTGTCGGAAAAAGTGAACAAGAATGCAAAAAGTGGCTTGACAGGTACAGACCTGTGCTGGTAAAACTAGGCATTCCTTACGAGGTTGGTAGTTCGTAGGGGGTACCTTTCGTTGTTGTGGGGAGCGGGGCTGAGATTAATTTCTTGGCCCCGTTCTTTTTTGTNTTGACACCCACACTGATTACCGATATGGCTTATGTATTGAAACAAACCGGAAGGGTTAAACAAATGGCAAAAGCTAAACAAACAAAAGACATGACCTATGCAGAACGTGAAGCACACTGGGAAAAAGAACGTGCAAAGGAAAGAGCAGCACGGCAAGACGCTATGTCCCACTTGTCAGAGGAACAAATAGCAGTTGCGTGGGGGCTGTACAAGCAACTAAGGGAAGTGCTGGAAGTGGCCCTCTATCCAGACAACGGCGGCATCAAGTATGTATCAGCCTATGAATTGCAGGAACTTGAAGTGCTTATGGAAAGGTTTGGCTATCAGTTTAATATGCG